ATCTTTTGGTAGTAAGACCAAGTACGCTTGGGAGCGTTCGGAGCGTAGGGGTCACTTCTGTTCGTCGATTGAGGCGGAGCTTGAAAGACTTCACTCCGACGTTGACCGTCAAGTCCGAGGGTTCTGAAAAGAACCTGTGGATGCTTTCTGGCTAGGTCGTTGACGAAGTCTGGCGTTAGCTTCAGACTAGATATCTGTTGTTTGAGGGTAGTGGCGTAGTTAGGCCCATACTCCTCGATGAGCTTAGCTTGGACTGTATTATAGTTTTGCTCTTCAAGTTCTTGCTGTCTATTTCTAGCAATCTCTTGTTGAACAAGTCTCTGATAATCTTCCTTGCTAAGGGTATCGGACTTGTCTTTATCCACGATCTGGGTATTGTCGTTGTTAGACTCCTTAGCAGCTTTAAACTGGTCGATAAGCTCCTTAAGGGAAGGTCCGGCGTTGTATTCGTCTCTCAGTTTCTTATAGTCTTCACGAAGTTCATCGTGCCGCTGTTTGAAATGATCGATATACAAATCTCCTTCCACTTTTCCTTTCGCAATAGCTTTATACATGTCTTGTTCAGACGCGTACTTACTACGATCGAATTTACCACCTGGTGCGGTGAGAAGTTCTAGGGGGTCTTGGTCGGAGGGAATCTGGATTTGGTCGTCCTGATTAGTATCTAAAAGGTTCATTTTGTTTCCTGGTCTAGGTTGATAAGGTTTTTAATCTTTTGGAGCATTGCTCGCTGTCCGTTTTTATGAGCTTGTTTGGCAGCCCAAGACGCGGACTCGTAAGTATCGATGAGAAATTCGGAGCGGTCTATTCCCTCTTCCTCTTCGGTTAATAGTTGAGTAAGTCTGTTAAGAACCGGTCTCGCTGAGACGAGGCTACTCTCAAATCTTGTCTTTTCTTCGTCAGTCTGAAGATTTTTAACCCATGCTGTCTTCATTGAGGTGGTTCCTCAGTCTGCATAGGCGGTTGAGGCACGGCGTTTAGATCGTAATCACTACCCATGCCTGAAGCTGTCTGGGTCTGTTGGAGCGTATGTTCTTGCAACGCTTGTGCTAAACGTTGTCCATCGGCTTGTTCAGACAATGCTACATACGGAAGAAAGATTTCTTCCTGTTCCATATTGAATGCTTTCTCGAAGAGTTTACCCATCTTAATGCCCGAGATATGAGGCTGAACGATCTGGAACAATGGACTTTGTGCCATACTAGTCAGATTTTGAATAAGCTCGGCTTGTTCGGCAAAGTGTCTCGCTGCTACCGGACGAATACGTCCGATGCCAGTGATGTCTTCGACGGTTAAAGACCTAAATGAAGCTGCTTTCAGATCATCGTCGAAGACTTTGATCGTAGTCACACCAGTCAGATTACGTCGAGCCAGTTCAAGCATGGCATTAAGGATGGGCTCTACAATCTGCTCTTCGAACTGTCTTATCTTGTTTTGGAATACTCGCGAGGCAGCATTCTCTAACCGCTGAACTTCGTACTTCGTCTTCTCGCCGGGGCTTCTAAAGCCCATCGCTTCCTTCGGTGCACCTGCTATTTCCTCCATCATATTCATCATCATGGCAATATCTTGCACAAGCTGTTGAACGTTGATGTTAGGTTGGACGAGGTTTACATCGCCTTCTTCAGACGTATAAATCTTCTCGCCGGGCTGCCAAGTAAAGTCTTCGACGAAACCTTGGATCTTCTGGACAGGATATGTACTCAAATCCATCATATCGGCTTTCATATTCTCCATATGGTCTATCCGATACTGCATTCCGATCAGGTTTGCGAGAGGACCCATTCCCCACAGGTTGTCTTGACGACGACGCCATGGAGCGTGAAAGATGGGAGGATAACCGAAGAAAGAAGGATTAGGTTTCTTACCGAGAAGCTTGTGTCTGTCTACGACAGTAATGACATGATTCTTATAAAACTCCCCGCTCTCTTTGTCATAAAGATCGCCATAGAAAGTGAGAATCTCGACTGTATCTCCCTTAAGGTATTCTTGGAAGGATGTAAAACCATCGACAGTATATAGATTATCTTGCTGTTGCCAATCGCCTGGATATGAATGGGCAGAACCCCGTATTTCCTGAAGATACGTCCAAAGTTCTTTGTACTCCTCCATGTTCTCCGGAGTAGACATTCTATTCATCAGTTCCTTCAACTCACCGATCGAGATCACACTCTTGATGATCTTGGGAGAAGTAGGAAAGCTCTCGGCAGTCGGGTTCATAACGATGTCGAGAGGTGAGATACGTCTGACGGCAGGTCCGACATATCCTGTCTGGATGTTATTGTCCTGCTCTACTCTTTGATCAATCCATTCGACTGTGCCGAAACAATTGCCATAATCGATGTAGTCTAAGATGATTTTATCCATCTCAGCTTTAAACGAAGGTTGTTCCATCACCCATTGCATGTAGTTGGTGATGGCGTCGCGCTTACGTCGATTGTCAGAATCCTTCTCATTCGCTTCCCAAGTAATCGGAACTCGGTTAGGGAATTCGGTAGCTGAATAATTGCTGTACAGATTGTCTCTGATCTGGCATAGCTTGGGGATAGTAGTCTTATTCTTCCAAGGAAGACTAGAGTTACTCGTATGACTAGTATCCGTCGCAAACACATACCGACGGATCTCTTCCCATTCTAAGGAAGCAACACGACGCATATTCTGCCAAGTCTGATACTTCTCAGTTATTCGGGTAGCCATACGGTCTGGAGTGATGACGCTATCGACTTGGACTACGGTGCCAGTCATTAATGATAACCAATCCCGAATAGAATGTCTTTAGCCATCCAGCCTAGAGTAATAATTACAACGACTACGATCGTTATCGCGATGAAGCCGAGCACGTCTTTCATGCTACGCCTCCGTAACGGCTGTGATATTGATACACGGGTTGGGCTTCCTTTTGATGTCTAAACAGATCGACTGGTGCGGTAGCGAAATCGATAGCAGACGCTAGGGCGTCTTTGATATCGTCATGGGCGGGATTGGCGAAGAGTAACTCTTCTTCCAGCGCTTGAATGTTACCACCAGTGTAATGATAAATTTGTTGGTTGGTGTACTTAGGTTCTAGGATAGAAAAGATCCTCTCTTCTTTAGAACCCTGCCAGCGGGAAGGTCTGTATTCGTCGACTGACAGACTAAGACCTAACGGGCGGATGTAATTTTCTTTCAGGTCGTTGACGAGTACTTGCTGTGCGACGGAGACCTCGGCCCTGATCTTTCGGAATCCCCATTTTTCGTATAACTTGAGGATTCGTTTGAAGTATTCCGACGGTTGCGCCGTCTTGAACCTGTCGATTTCGAAGATGTAGTAGTTATGATTTCCGTCAACTCCTAGTACGACTACACACGAGTAGTCTGCGTTTTTCTGAGTACTGTAAGCGAAGTCTACAGCGGCGACGACATTAAGTCGATTACCTTTGTAGTTCCAAGCCCCATCTCTTCGAGATAAGAAAGCCTGATCGTAGTATTGAAAAAGATTCCTACTAATAGGAGAACTGTCAACGTCATGAGGATCATTATAATACTGGGCTCGAAAATGGACTTTATTGATATATTGTGCTCGCTTTTGAGCAAGTATTCGGTCATTGAATCCGAACCACTTGCCATCAGAGCGTTGTTGTAAAGGCCATAAGAACTCACCAGTGCCATCGCCTGCTGTTTCAACCGGGTGCTCTTTAACTTCGAAGAGTTGCACCTTGTCGATAATGTTTCCAAATTCGTCGTGTGTTTCAATTTCCATCTCCAGTAACGTATTATATAAGTCCTTTGGATGGTAGCGTGTACCTACGACCCATTCGCGGGAATTTACACTCTCGACTGAAGAAAGAAGACCGTACTGGTCTCTTACTTTGCTCCGTCCTTCTTCGAGGTATGCGTTGCTCTGTACCACCACGTCGTCAAGGACGGCGATATCACAATGCATGCCAACAATGTTACTAGTAAGTCCCGCAGTGAAGATTGAAGGATCACGAATACTTTCTTCTTTCCGACGGGGATGGTCGAGAGAGATTTCTCTCTCAGTCCACTTCTCTCGTTTAGCTTCTTCTCGGTTGACCATGTCTGGCCAATACAACCGATAAGTGTCGTCGGTAAAGATGTCTTTGATAAACTTCAACTGCTTGGTAGCCAGATTTGAAGTACTGGATATGTATAGAACCCGCAACGTCGGGTCTTTGGTTAGTTCCCACGCTACACGGTAAGCTACGAGGGCAGACTTCATGTGGTCGCGTGGAAGCAATAACAGCTGATGCGGTCTAGCGTTTGAGGAGGTCCACCAACGTATTATTTCACGGTGGATATTTCCTAACAGACGTTTCGGATGTACCAGCCTTATGAACTCTTCGAGACTAGACTCGGCTAGAAGCCGACGTTCGTCCCGTTTCTGTTCAGTGTCTGTCTTT